GTGCGTTCAGCAACTATCATTGATGGTGTGTATTGGTTGATCTTATTCTTCTTTAAAGAACTAAACGATATACCTATGTCAACAACATGGGTGTTCGTAGGACTACTATGTGGACGTGAACTTGCTATGGCAACTATGACAGGCAAGGAAAAGTTCAAGACAGTGTTTCCGTTGGTGACCAAAGACTTCTTCAAGATGATGATAGGCTTAGGTGCATCAGTAGGCGTAGTGTTAATGATACACTATGTTATTGTACCTAACGGATACTAGAACTACAAGTCATAAAAATAGGGTGCCTTCGACAAGCACCCTATTTTTTATTTTGTTACTAAATTAAAAATTTCTTTCCAGTTCTTAACAACAGTTACACTATCGTGCTTGTAGCCCATATTATGTCCATGTTCAATTAAGATACTGTTCAACCCTGCATTGACGCCTGCTAATGCATTCTCTGGTTTGTCTTCTACCCACCAACATCCTGTGTCCTTGTATGGAGTAAGTGCTTCGTCTTTGTCATCACCTGTTCCTAGTATCACAAATTTTTCAAATGCTGTTTTACCAAATAGTTTTTGCAAGTTCATCTTACGTAACTTTTGTGCGTTACGATCTTTTGAAAGGCTTGTTATACAGTGAAACTTGTAACCATGTTCTTCGTGTAAACGTTTTACATAATACACAGCATCTCTTAGTGCAGGTAAAAAGCCTATAGCAGCACTTTCGTTAAATGTTTTAATTAACTTCTTGCCTTGCTCTTTACTAATACCATAGCGCAAGTCCATACCGTACACAAACTGATATCCTTCTTGCTTTTCAAAGCCGTGTTCTAACATCCAAATGTTGAACGCCCATTCCCAGTCTAACAAGACACCGTCGGCGTCTACCATTATAATATTATCTTTCACTATTTTGCCTTTCTTCATATAAGTTTCAATATAATGTACACTTGCAACCCTAAAACTATAAGTGGAACTATAGTTCTAATCAATTCCATAGTGTGATTATATTCATCTAGTTTACGTTCTAGTTTGTTTCTTTTCTTATTCATGTGTGTATTGTACACTCTGTTGTTGTATTTGTCAACCAATAGAAAAGGTGTTAGCCTATTTTTGACTAACACCCAATCCTATGACTCTTTATTATTTCGCTATGCGGTCTTTAATATGCTTCATCCCGAATAGGGAACTCTATAATATGTCTTGTTTATTTTTTGGTAGTGTTGATGAAGTCGTAGAACTTCTCAGCAGTTTCCAATACTTGGTCTACTCCTGGAATCTCAGGCATATCAACTTTGTTGATAATTTGCCCTGACTTCTCATCACGTTTGGCAGTTACTTCCCACCCTATCCATTTATTGCTATAACTAAACTCTGTAAATGACTTAGCCATATCAAGTACATTGGTACGAATCTCGTAACCATTTTTATTAAACTGTACTTTTGGAAGTGTTTCACGCACTGATTGTGCTAACTGCTCGGCACCTTTTTCGATACCTTCTTTAAACGTCTTGTTCATACTGGTTCTCCTTTGTGTGTATGTGTGTTTTGTTACTAATGTAACACAAGTATTTAGTATTGTCTGCGTACTTAATAAACTTTTTTTCTTCCAAACCGGTTATTAAGGTGCCGCAAACCATTTATGGTATTATTACTTTTAATACGACTTACCTAAATAATATCACTAATCTTAATTTGAGATTAGATTACTAGAGGAGGATGACATTATGGACATTCTTAATAAAGTAAAGACTTGGGCAGGTGCCTTAACGGAAGTAGGTGTAAGTTTACTTTCTTTAGGTATCATACTTGAAGTCTTGTTCAACGGACAGAACATTCCGTTCTGGCCAAACATCAACATAATTGCTAACATTCAAAACATTGTTGCAGGATTTTCTGCACAAGGTTTAGTTGGACTTGTTGCTGTATGGGTTTTATATTCAATCTACAATCGTAAATAATATATAGACTCAACTTGAAAAAGTTGTAGGGGAGTCATCTTGACGGGCGGCTCCCCTACTCTTTTTAAATTTAGTTCTTAGGTTTTGGACTAGTTAAGAAATCGTTTTCTTCATCTGTATAAGGCCACATTAAAATGCTCCTCCCCAGAATAAACCATTAAGTGTCATTACACAAATTAACACTCCGAACATAAAAGTTAAAGGTATTGCTGCTTGAAAAAATTTAATAATCATTATGCTGCCTTCCCTTTCCAGAACGCTACGCTCTTACCTTTGAAGTAATGATCGCCTGGCTCATAGTTTGCCTTTGCTTTCTTTACTTTCTCAAGTCTGCGAATTGCTTTTAGTTTTTGATTTGATAACTTTGATTTCTCTAGTAACAAATTCTTTGATGCTTCGTAGTATCCTTGCGATGCTAGTTGTGATGCTGCTCTTGAATAGCCAACTGCTTCACATGTGTTTTTTATTCTTTCCCAAATTAACATTATATTCCCCTTTGTGTGTATGTGTTATCGGTATTTGTAACCATGGTGTGTGATAGTTCCAAAAGGTCCGTGCGTGACCTCGCGCCTATCCAGTTTCCTAATCCTGCGTTCCAGATCAGCATGATCAGTAGACTGACTAAGATAATCTTCAACCCAATCTTTTTCAGACCAAAATAGTTTTGAGAGTAATTTACGTAGGAATCGCATTATGCTACCTCCTTACGTAAGTATCTAGGTCCGTTTATTTCTGTTAATGTTGGTGCTCGGCCGTTGTGCGTTAGCATATATTCATATGCATACTGCCAATCGTTTCCGTATTCTGTTTTGGCCCAAGTCAGTAGCTCAGAGCGGTAACTTTTAGTTGACCCGCTATTCACCCAAGACATCAGACCACGTATTAAGTGGTTCATCTTTTTCTCCTTTGATGTATGGATGCTTTATGGTTAGCATGATACCCCTAGTCTTTTCTAGGCGTCAGTAGTCTTTGCTACCGTCAGTAGTCTTTGCTACCGTCATTCGCTTTGTAAGGCATTGTGAAGTTGCCCCGGTCTATCCCAGTGTCTGTGTGTCGAATAGTACAGTGTCACTGCCCTATTCACGTGTATTTATATAAACGTACTTTATTATAACCCCTATTAGAGCAGAAATCAACCGGTTTTTTCATTACTTTTATGCATAACGTCAGTGCTATTTTTGCATGAGTGTGCCTAACAGATGTTGACACCTAATGTTAATGGTTGACAATAGATATCACACCGTATATAATAATGAACGTAAAAGGTTAAATACACTGTATAGGGAAGCATATGAAAATTAAAACTAGATCAATTCTACAAGAACTTAACGCAATTGCTGACAGGAAAGACTCTGAAGCAATAATAGAATCACGTGCGGCAAATATTCTTAATAGTGCAATTAACCTTATGGAACTAATACATAAAACATATGATGAACAGACAGCACTTGATCTAGAAAGAAGATTTATTAATAGTATTAAGGGCTCTGATGTCGCTAAATTTAACAGAGGCATACGAAAAATAACAGAGTCTAAGAGACCAAAGGGATAATAATGTCAGGCAACGAACTTTTAAATGAAGGTGGGAATATATTCAAAGATACTGAAGGGAACCCTGCCACACAAAGAATTCAAAAGAATGACATTGTACCAACCCTACAGTGGCTTGAAGGTATTATTGACTTAGAACTAACAGATAACATGTTAGGTACTACCGGCAAAAAAGCAGACAGTGGAGACATTGATGTTGCTGTAGACACAACAAAAACAACTAAAGCAGATCTAGAAAGCAAACTAGCAGATTACGTATCAAAGAATCACGAAGGTGAAAACACTAAGATGTGGATACGAAAGTCAGGCATTTCGGTTCACTTCAAAACTCCAATCAAGGGCGACCCAGCAAACGGTTTTGTGCAAACAGACCTTATGTTTGGTGATCCTGAATGGATGAAATTTAGCCTACAGGGAAGCGGTGAGGGTAGCCCATTCAAAGGGGTTCACAGACACATCTTGCTTGCCAGCATAGCGAAAACTAAGGATATGAAGTGGTCAGCGAATAATGGTTTAATGGATAGAGAAACAAACGAGTTAATAACAAAAGATCCTAACGCGGTAGCAAAAACTCTGTTAGGTCAAACTGCAACTCCATCTACTATGGATAGCGTGGAAGGCATTATAAGTTACATTAAGAAGTTACCTAACTATGAGGAACTTGTAGCAGATGCAAGAGAAACGTTTGAAAAGGATGGATTAGAACTTCCTAAAGAAGGTCAATTAGAAAGTTTTCAGCCAGGCACAATTGGTTGGATGCGACAGATGATTGATGTTGTTAAATGAGAATAAATGAAGTAGTTGACATTAGGTACAGTGCATTTGACAAGCCAGGCAAAATGCATACCATTGGTGACGTATATGGCAAGAAGAATTTAAAGATTCCGCATGCAAAGTATGTGGATAAAACAAACAGACAAAAGAAGTTACTTAAAAAATGAGAGCATTTGAATTTTTAACAGAAGCAACAGTAGGTAGAGAGTTTAATCACCTTGAGGATCTAGTGTTTACTAATCCAGATGATGGAGCAAAACGTGCTGTTCAAATCATTAAGGATATGGAACAGGACAGTTCAGATGTTGCTATCAAGTGGGATGGTTATCCTACACTATACTGGGGACGTGACGATGATGGGACCTTTAGACTAGTTGGCAAGAACAACTGG